ATGTACCCAGGCCGGGAGGTGCCCCACTGGATCCTGTTGCCAGAATGCCTTGTAGAGCCTCCGTCCGATCGTGGGCCCCCAGAAGAGGCCCGCTCTCGTTGCGTACGGCATACAGCCCAAGAATGTCACATCGCAGAGGTCATGACTGAAACCAGCCTTGACCACTAGCCCAAACGCCCTGATGCCAGCCAGCACCCTGGGAATAAGCGGCTCAACGTCGAAATCACAGCACACCAGGCTGTCATCCCCGACGATGGCGATAGAGACACACTGAGACGCGACATGGAGCTCAGCGGCCCCAACCTGATGAACCGGGACTCCGGTGAGCGCCGAAGCAAAACTGAAGGCGATCGCCATGCCATTCAGCAGTGCGTTCGCCAGGGCAGTGTCATCGCGCCCAGAGAGCATCATGGTGTCTGCTTGGTAGCACACCTTGGCTCCCTCATTCCGGAATGTGGCCTCACCACGCGGCTTGCGCCATATGGCGAGGACCTCCCAAAACTCAGGTGGTGCGTCGGGCATAACCATGCGGTAGAACCGCTCGATCGTCGCCCACGCGCGCGCTGTCCAGGTTGCATCGAAGGCCGAGTAGTCGCTCCAGAAGAAGCTCTGAGCGTGCTGGTGCTTGCGCAACCAGCCGTCCAGCTTCTCCGGAGTGACGGACGCGTAGAAGATCCAATTGTCCGCGTTCCAATGCTCCTTGAGTGCAGCGGTGCACCTCTTGAGCCACGGACCTGCAACGATGTGCGTCTCATCGTGCGGCGCTTGTATGAGCCTCGCCACATACTCGCACGCAGACACGTCGGGCACACCATCGTTGATACCAAACCAAGGCAGATTCTCCGTCTTCACGAACGGCTTCACGGTCCGGAATTCCGCGTGGTACTCACCTCGCTCATTCAACCGTGTCGCCGCCCGTGTTAGAATTTTCCTGCGCCTCGAGTTGGTAATGGACTTCAACCACTCCCACTGCGTCATCGGCACTACGTCGGGGAAACCCCCAAGCAACCATGGAGTCATCAGCTCCACGTCAACCGCATCAAACACGCGCTCGTCCAACACTGCGTCGACGCGCTTGAAGACACGGTACTTCACGGCCTCAGCCAAAGGCCGGACCCCCAAACTGCTCACAAACGGTATGGCCCCATCGAACCCCACGCCCCCCAGGCGCGGGCCGGCGCGCTCGGGAGGATCGGGGAGCCCCTGCTCTAGGCTCTTGGGGCGCAGCGAAAATTCCGCTGCGTTGCACGCGTCTCAACACCCCGTTTCAGGCGCGGGTGCTTCGAACGTGTGTTAACCACACCGGGGTACAGCAGCGGGTTCGCCAGGCTGGTTACCTTCTCTCCGGTAGCCACCAGCCTGCCGAGGTCGGTGTTTCCGTACTGCATACACTCCTTGCACATACGGTGCTTCATTGAGCCTGGCAAACTACTGCCACAGCTGAAGCAATAGCCCCACTGAAAGGGCGCGCCGACGGATGTGTACGCCCCCTCACCGGAGCGCTGCATCATCGCAACGACGCGCACCGCATCATGCGGCTCCACCTCCCCACCAAACCCACTTGCTGCCTCGTCACCACGCATTCGCGAGAGCATGGACAACCTCACCGGGTCCTTCTCCATCGCGAGCACCTGCTGCCACTGAGCCTTCCTACGCGACACATCCGGCAAAGCATCAGGCGTCGGCGCCACGCGCACGCACCGCCCCCACTTCACCCTCGCCGTCAGGTTGGCACAATCGACACGCAGGTGACCTGCCTCGTCCGTCCGTACGACCCACTTCGCAACGCCTGCCATTAGGCCCTCTTGAAATAGTGAGTCGCCCGGCGTAAAGAACTCGCAGCTCTCCTGTCCATCAGAGATGGTGCGGGAGCCGACCAGCTGCAGTCCCGACTCAGCCCGTACTGGCAAATACACGACCTTTGTGCCAAACCTGTT